CAAAAAAAAAAAAGGGGTATTATGCCAAAACATAAATCAATAACAAACGATACATTAGCTAATGAGATGTTAGCAAAGCATCCTAAGTTCAATGCAATGTATTATAAAAAGTATACATATACATTTGCTAATGATGGTTCTAGTAAAGGACTAAAACTTGTAACAGAACCTAAAGATACAGAATTAGTTAGTGTAAGAGTTTCTCGACAAGTAAACAAAGAAAAAGTCCATGGACACAACATTGAAAGAAATGAAGATAAAATTTCTATTTGGGATAAAAGGGGTCAAACAATAAATACTTCTAACCTATTAGAAACAAGAGACCATTACACTGGCAACACTAACTATCCATTTCTTCAACTATCTGTAAGACAAAACAGAAAAGATTTTGGAATACTCGTTGATGATATTGATTTTGCAATCAATGTACTTAATCAAGTCAAAAAGAATATTCAAGAAGAAATAGATAACCTTAAACAATCTTAAGGTTATCCCATCCTTTCTTGTTGATTGTAAAAGTTAACACTCCAGGATGAGACCACAGTCCAGTTCTTGCAGTAAAGTCCAAAGACTTATCCAAACTCATAGCTTGAAACCAGGTTCTGTCTCCTTGTTGTTTTGCTCTGAAGTGATGATAGTGAGCAGTAACTAGAATCTTTGCCTGACCTGGTGGTAAGAATCCATACATCTGACCTTTCCACCAGTTCTCTATTTTGTTTTCAGGATTCCCACTGCCACCACTCATGTGTCCATGAGTCCAGGCACAGGTCTGTCCTTTGATGGTCATTGTTTGATGATAACCTTCAGGAACAATTACCTTGACACTTCCATATCTTTCTTTGTTTGCTTTCATAATTTCATCACAAATCTGCATGTGCATTGTGTCAGAGTTGTCAAGTCTTGATGTAAGCACCTGACCTTTACTACTCCTGGTCATCTCTCCATGATTGCCTGGTATTCCACAAAGAACTTTCTTTTTTGCTAGTGGTAGAAATGTATCAACTGTCTTCATCATCATTGCTCTTGCTAGTTGATATTGCTCAGATAGTGAGAGACTTACATTATGAGGCATTGCATCATAAAAATTGAGACTGCACCCTTCTGTAAGGTCTCCTAATCCCACCATATAAATCTCATCTATATCTACACCTTGCTTTCTCAGTTCTTTAATTCTTTGTACTGCATCTTGTAAAGCAATGTCGTATCTCTTTATAGTATTCTCAACTCCATAGTCATCCTTACCCAACTGCCAGTCGCTCATGAAAAAACAAAAGGCGGTATCTCCGCCTTTGTCATAAATTTTAAGAGGTGGTTTCTTGACTGCATGTTTGAGTAGCTGCTTAAATCTTTTATCGTGTGCAGGATTCTTTCTTCTTACAAGACCTTTGAAGGCATAGAAAGTTACTGGTTCTCCTCCTTTGAGTTGAGCGTTCCAGGAACTGGCTCTTACTGTTCCTTCTATTTCATATTCTTTAGGGTCGAATCCCCAGTCTTGTAATATAGAATCGTATTTGTTTTGATAGTTGGGGTCTGTTCCAACATGTGTGATTTCTCCCTGTCCAGTCTCTTCATTTATATCATAACCTGGTTGCCAACCTGACTTATAATAATTATTTCCTAACTGTTCAGGTGTTAGATTCTTTTTCTTCATCTATCTCCTGTTCCCTGTTACTAACAGTTTACAGGAAAAGTATGTCAAAAACTACTTACTGATTTGTTTTTTAGCGTATGTCTTTACTACTGCTAAAGCTGCACCACCACCTGCGATTGCTGCAAGTTGAACTGAGTTTGCATCAATTCCTGCCAAGGGAGCAACTACCAATGCACCAATAAATGCCTCGATAAATGTCCATAGGGTACGCTCTAGCATGTCTTTTAAGTCATCACTCATCTTATAACTCCATGCCTCGTTCCAAGGAGTCCACCCCACATCTTTCTTAAATGTGCCATCTTGGTTTCTTTTTCTATTATTTTTTTCAAATAAATCTGACATTATGTAATATTCCTACCACTAAGTTTAGCATTTAATACCTTGATTTCTCCGCTTATCTCTTGTAGTTTTTCATATACATCATTAGGTTCTTGAGGTTCTAGTTGTATTTTGCTGTACTCTATGGTTACTTCATTACCTGCTAATAATTGTGCAGATACTTTTGGATATAGTTTTTTGTATGCGTTTGCAGAACTACCCACCATACCATTGAAGTTTACATCTAAATCTTGTTGACTATCTCCTACAATAAGACAACCTGAAGTATGTTCATCAGTGTTTCCCTGATGTATAAGTATGTATTCAAATCCTGGAACATCTTGAATCCACAACATACCTCGGTGAAATTCAGGATATTTGACTTTGTACCTTTTATCGAATCCTCCAACTGTTCTTAATTTTATAGGATATGTTCCTTCAGGTATGCAGGTTTCGTGCATAACTTTTACTGCTTGGTATTGGTCCTCTAGTGTGTAACACTCAAACAACCCATCAATAAATAAAAGACCATTGGTCGCATCTTTACCCAGTTGGGTTCGTACTACTTGTAATTTCATTATTTACCTTTTCTTTTACCCTTTTTTCTATCTCACTATGAGAGTGTACACCGAATTGACAATTACAAATTGTAACCCATGTACCATCTATAAGTTTAGCTGTACATTTTTGTTCATACAGTCTTTTCATATAACTCATTTTCTAAAACTTATAGTGAGTAACCAAATAGCTAATGTAATTAAGGTGGCTAATCCAGTAATCTGTCTTGCACTTCCAGTCAATGTAAGCGTAGCTATAATCAAACCAACCAAAGTCCAACTAAGGTTCAGTGTTTCTTTTATAGCCTCCACAAACCATGACCATACTTTATTTATCATATTGTTTTCCTAAATACAAAAGCTGCCATAGTAGCTATTCTAGTCAAAATAACTGGCACTACTACCTCTTGTGCTTTTTCTTTTTGGTCCTGTGTCATATCATCTCCTATGTTTGTTATGTTTATTTCTGTTAAATCTATATCTACAAAAGTTTCTATTGGATTCTCTAAAAATGTTTCAAACTGTACCTCTGTAACTACATCAGCTAGTGTATAGTTTTCTACATCTGCATTTTCTACAGCTCTCTCAACATACTCTTCTACTGCCTCAGCAACTACCTCATCTTCTTTGACTGCCTCAGCTATAATTTCTACATCTTCAGTTTGTACCTGTAAAACTTCTGCAACAACTTCTACTTGTTCTTCTGTGAGTTCTGCTACATCTTCTATAGCCTCTTCAACTACAGCTTGTACAACTTCCTGGACTTCTTCTGTAGCCTGTTCTAAATTCTGTACACCTATGTCATTGACTTCTTCAAGAACCTCTACAACTTCTTCGGTGTCGAGTTCTTGCACAAATACTTCGATTGCCTCTGCGACCTCTTCATCTGTTAAATTTTCCTCTATCTCTATAACTTCTTCTAGCTCTGCAACCTTTTCATCAACCATTTCTTCAGTAAGTATCTCTTCAACTTCTTCGGTAATATCTTCCAGTGGTAAAACTTCAATGTTGTCTTCATCTTCTATAACCTCTTCAATAATCTCAATGTCTTCTTTAGGTTTAGATTTATCTTCTTCTATTTTAATGTCTTCTAAGTCTATTTCTATGTCTTCAATATTCTCAATTATTATTATTTCTACTTCTTCAAACTCTTCTAAAAACTCTTCTACTTCAAGGACTGTATCAATAAACTCTTCAAGTTCTTCTTCATCTTCAAAAATAAATATCTCAACTTCTTCTTCATATTCAAGTTTCTTAACATCTCTTTCCATTTCTCGTTCAAGTTCTTTGACTTCTTCTTCAGTAAGCTCAATAATTTCTTCTTCAATAAACTCATCTTCCACAATGTCAGGTATGTCAACATCATCAAAAAACTCTTCTCCGAGTTCTCCCATGTCCTCTTCTTCAATGATTTCAATATCATATAGTTCTAAATCTCCTCTTGCAACTTGCTCATCAGTCAATTCTACACCATACAATTCAAAGTTCTTTTGTCTTTCATTGTCTCTCTCAACTGTTCCATCCTCTACTTCAGTTTCTGTATATTCAGCTACAGTTCCATCATCCATAACAATTTCTATTGGCTCAGGTTCAGGCTCAGGTTCAGGTGCAGGTGGTGGTTCAGGTTGTGGCTCAGGCTTTGGTGGTAAAGTTGTGGTAGTAGTCGTGGTAGTTGTACTACTTGTAGTTGTTGTAGTTTCTTCAGGCAAAGTTGTAGTTGTTGTAGTTTCTTCAGGCACAGTTGTCGTAGTGGTAGAACTTGTAGTTGTTGTAGTGGTTGTGCTTGTATCGTTACAAGTATTTGTAGGAGCAGTCCATTCACCTAAATTTATAAAAGGTAATTCATTAGGTATTACTATTGATTGCTCTAATGTTAATGTGCTATAACTTTGGTCTGTGTCATTATCAGACCTTATCTTTGTTCTAAATGTTCCATAGGGATTTTCAAAGTATGTTTGTAGGTCCTCTAAAGAAAATACATGATAATTCCACACAAGATTATCTGTGTGTCCAAAAGATGTAGATATACAATAAGCAGTAGATATATCTATAGTTTCATCACTTATAGTAAACCATATAGTGTATTTTTCAGGTGGACTATCTTCAAATCCATCAGATGTATATATACCAATAGTTAAATCACCAGTCGTGGTGTCTAAAGCTA